AATGATCGCACCTGTGTCCACGTTCGTGAAGCACATGGCGCAGAGGCGTGGCATGACGAACAGGGGTTGGTACTCATTGAACGATGCAGCATCGGCACTAGCAGGCTGTGAGGCGCACTACGTGCTTGGCGTACTGAACACTGCATCGGCTCTGTTCTTCGACCAAAGTCCCAGGGATGCATGGGGCCTGAGCAGGCTAGGACTATTCAGGCTAATAGAAGAGGACTACTCGGTGTGTGCGGCAACGCTGGGTGATCTGGTACGTGGCACATGCAGCTGGTTCGGCAGGAAGGTGACGGACGTGGACTACTCGGTTAGGCTGTATTTTCGGAACGTCCGTGGCCGCCTCAAAGGGCCGATGGACGACACGAAGGAAGTGATAGACCGTACCACGGAGTCACCACCCAAGGTGGCTTACGATCCCAGCAAGCGGGGGTACACGGAGGAGCAGTTCACAATGGACTTCAGACAGCAACTGTCCAATGTTCACGCTGACCTTCAGTCGTCAGTTGAGCGTGCAGCGGACACTCTCAGGCAATGGTGGGTGAACAGGAAAGCATGGGCAGCAGGTGGCTCGTGGCAGAGGGTGCAAGGAATAACACACAGAAAGGCACTTGGCGAGATACTCAGGTACGCCGGCGCCGCGATGTTTGATCCGAAGATGATGACCAAGAAGGCAAGTCTGAACAAGCGGGGCGTGCTATCAGCTGACGACATACTTGAGGCGTTGTGTGTGGGCATCGCAAAGGGGGGAACATCAGCTACGAGTATCGCCACGAAGGAGGAGGTCGACAAGCTGAGGGCGCTCTACCCGGCGAACACAATGCACTATCTAGTGTCGTCGATTCTTTTTGGTGTTTTGGAGAAAGGCAACCCGGTGGATAAGACGACACTGAATCAGCCGGATTTCGAGGATGCAATGGATCAGCATATGATGCACTCACTCACGAATGTGCACGCTATGCTCATGTACGATTTCGCGAATTATAATATACAGCACAGTGTGGAAGACATGAAGCAGCTATTCGAAACCGTCCGCCTGATAGTTGTGCAGGGGTGCGGCCCCAAATACCTACTAGACGTGTGTGCGTGGCTGCTCGAAGCAACGGATAATATATGGTATACAGGTGGCCACTCAGAGGCAGAACGAACTAAGTGGGTGCGGTTCGTGCGGGGACTGTTGTCTGGTTGGCGGTATACGACGTGGCTGAACACGACGTTCAACAAGGCGTACATCAACGTGGCGTCAATGTCATATGCGCGTATATTCGACGA